ACAACAATTCGTGTGGGCATGGGATTCCACATTGCCAGCGGTGAAGGTATCAGTCTTGACGCTATTGATCAAACTGCTATACTAACTCTAAGTGGTGCTGGTAATGGTCCAGTAAATCAAACTTATAACAAAACTAACAATACACTTTATACAGGTAATGACAACAGTAGTGTCACTGTAGAAAACCTAGGCGGCACTTGGTTTGTATTCATAGATGGTGATGCCAAATACACCAGCAATGATCTCATCGGGTGGGCTCTAAGTACTGGACCTGGACCTGTGCCAGTTGGAGTATTGTCAAATGGCTATAAGAGTTGGGGATTTTCTTCAACAGGTGAACTGACATTGCCCGAAGGTGCTGTGGTAAAAAATATATCTGGGAACTTGACCATTGAAGGTGAAAGCTATGTAATTATTGATTCTGCAAATAATGGACAGATTGAGATAGGACGAAGCAGTGGTGTAGGAGCTGTGATACTAGGTAGTAAATCCAATGGCACTAATGTGGTAGTTGATGATTTATTTGTTGCAAATGGAGTCTATGAATTCTTCAGTAGTTTGGCAGATGCTACCGGTGTAGTAACACACAACTGCGCCAACGGACACTTATTTTATCATACAAGCCCAGATGCCAACTGGACTGTGAATTTAACTAATTTACTTGATACATGGAATAGAGCTACCTCAGTGACCATAATCATAGCGCAAGGCGCTACAGGTTACTATACTAGTGCAGTTCAGATTGCAGGTGTGGCACAGACTATAAACTGGCAGGGCAATATCACACCAACACCCAGCACCAACAGAACTGATGTAGTGACATTCAGTAACATAAACAATGCTGGCACTTACACAGTGCTGGGACAACTCACAGGATTCTAACATGTTGAGTTCATTCACCGGTTCATTCAAGTTTGGTCGTCGACGACGCCTCTCACTACTGCCAGCAGGCTATGTTACTCTAGCTGGCTTGACATGGGCTCCTATGACCACTGGTGGAACTTATGCAGAGGCTCAAACCCACGCCGCAAACTTCACAGGCCTAGGCTTTTCAGCAGGCACATGGCGAACCGCTACTGTTGCGGAACTTCAAAGTCTCACAGCAGTGCTAAGTTATGCTGATGCTCAAAGTGTTTATGGGTGGGTATTTTCAAGTCATGCTTACAATATTTGGACTTCAGAGTCTGGGCGTGTGGTTAATTTTTTTACAGGGGCTAATGTTGGAACTGCAAATAGTAATCAATTCAATTTTTTAGTTTGCAAAACTCCTGCATAATTGGATACTAACAGAACGGTAAATATACTAAAGAGAGCGTGATATCATTCTATAATAGGGTCGGATCTGATAGTTAGTTTTAATACCTTACCACGTAATTTAACACCAATATCGCACCTTATCTAAAGTGCGATATTTTTTTCTGTATATACTCATGGAATATTTGTAGGTTAAATACATGATGACTATAATTTTAATAACACTACTACTTACCCACATTACTATCGCCTGCGTTACTCTGTATCTGCATCGCAGCCAAGCACACAGAGCAGTGGAGTTTAACCCAATAGTTGCACATACCATGCGTTTCTGGCTGTGGCTAACTACTGGTATGATTACTAAACAGTGGGTCGCTATACATCGTAAGCATCATAGATTTACAGATCAAGATAGTGATCCTCATAGTCCAGTTACATACGGTATTAAAAATATATTCTTCAGGGGCGTTTACTACTATTATCTAGCGGCAAAAGATGCACGTATGACTATAGAATACGGTAAAGGTACTCCGGATGACTGGGTTGAACGCAAACTTTATACTCCACACTGCCGCCTTGGTATTCTTCTAATGTTGATCATAGATCTTGTGTTCTTTGGACCATGGGGCTTAATTGTGTGGGGTATTCAAATGTTATGGATACCATTCTGGGCAGCAGGTGTTGTCAACGGTATTGGGCATTGGTGGGGATATCGCAATGGAGAAACTAAAGATTCTAGCAAGAACATTGTACCTTGGGGTATTATTATTGGTGGAGAAGAATTGCACAACAATCATCACCTAGCACCAGCTAGTGCAAAGTTAAGTGTAAAATCCTGGGAATTTGACATAGGTTGGTTTTATATACGCACTTTAAGTATGCTAGGTTTAGCAAAAGTTAGAACCAGCTAAATATAGTAAATGAGAGTGAGATATGGCCATACAAAATATTAATCTAGGAACTTATGCAAACGATGGTACAGGAGACGATCTACGGGCTGCGTTTACTAAAGTTAATGACAATTTTGACTATATAGACACTTTTGCAGTAATATCCGGAACTAACTTAGGTGCAGGAGCACCAGTGTTTAAAACTGCAAATGGTGGTGCATTACAATTTAGAACTATTGCTGCAGGAACAAATTTAACAGTCAGCTATGATGGTAACGTTATTACCGTGGCAGCAAACAATCCGTTTGTTGGAAATGTTACAGGCGATGTTAGTGGAAATGCAAGCACAGTTACTAACGGAGTTTACACTACATCTAGTATCAATGCTCTAGCAGATGTTGATACTTCAACGACTCCTCCCACTAACGGTCAATCTCTTGTTTGGAACAGCGGAACAAGTCAATGGAAACCGGGAACAGTCAGTGGCGGTGGCGGACTCACTGATATTGTCAACGATACAACACCGCAGCTAGGCGGTGCATTAGATGTCAACGGTTTCAGTATTGTTTCTACAGGTAATGGAGATATTAATATAGATCCAGCTGGAAATGGCGACATTATATTACACACTAGTTTAACAATTAATCCTAATGGTAATATTACAAAAACAGGTGAATTAAATATTAGCCCAACGACAACTACTAGTTTTGGAAATAACACTACCCTAGTTGACGGTAATTCATGCAACCGCTGATGCAGTAAATTTAAATTTTTTAAGAACAAGAGGTACTGGTCTCGCAATAGCTGCTGTTGCTAACGGAGACGATATTGCTGATTTAAATTTTATAGGTCACGACGGTACCAATAGAGTATCAATCGGTAGTATAACTGCTAGAGTTTCTGGAGCTGTGTCACTAGGAATAGTTCCGGGCGAACTTGCTTTTGATACTCGTAATACAGCAGGTGTATTATCAGAAAAAGCAGTATTAACATCACAAGGTGTATGGCGAGTCAATAGCATACAGGCACTTAGCGAATCGACAATGTCTGTGTTGAGTAACATTAACATAGGAAATAATTTCAGTTTATCCGTAGGTGGAATGACTCTAAGTCAAGATGGCCTAATTACATCAACTTCCAGTAATCAATCAATTACCATTAGATCAAACGGTATTGGTAATGTAGCCATTGAAGGTATTAGTATTACTAG